GGGCGCTCAGAAAAGGCTCAAGCGACGCTCGCGCCAAGCCCGGTGCCTCAAACACGAAATCGAGCGCTGGTGCGGCCAATATGTCAGCCGGGGCGACGTGGAAGTTGCGGCAACGCTCCATCGGGACATCCATGGCACCTATGGGCGATACAATCTCGCCCGCCATGCCACCGAGCTTGAGCCTGATCATCCCGCGATCACGCTTGTGCGATGCCGCACGGCGTTTCTGGCGGAACAGAATATCACCGAGACCGAACTCGAAACCGATCACTGGCAAACGCTTTTCCGAATTCGATATCCTGAGGCTCACCAGTGAGCCGACAGTATTTCGATCAGCGAAGAGACGAAGAGAACGAACGATCGGCTTTCTTGACGGTGCTCAAAGGGATGACCACGGCTCAGCTATCTAAGTGGGTAGCACATCCCATTCGACTGCGATTTGTCGATCCACTCTTCGCTATGAAGAAGATTAGAGAGGAGTATCGTCGCCGTGTGGTGGTGAGCTTCATGCGCCAGCATGATGTCGGACCGGAAGCCGGTTGGGATGAAACGATCAAGACACTCTTCGTCCTCACCTATCCTGAGGCTCACCAGTGAGCCGCCCGTTCGTTCTACGCCCGTGGGCGAACCATGAGCTTCGCGACAGGATGACTCATCGCCTTCACATCAGCCGCGTCATGGTGGACTTCGATGATAACTTTTCGCTCATCTTCGTTGACGGATTGCTTGCCTTTTTGGCTCGGAACTGCACCGGAGCGGTGAGCTATGACTTCAACGAAAATGATATACCCGGTGATCTAGTTTTCGAGGATGAGACCGATCGCCTCATGGTCGCGATGACCTATCCGTGATGGCAAACTTCATTAAAGATCGCGCATCCCAATATCGCCCCAAGGCCTTGGATCAGATTATATAGAGGTATGATTTCATACCCGACTGATCCCGCAATCTTGATGGCCTTATCTGAGGAGGAATGGCAGACGCTCCTTGAGCGTGTCCGATGGACGGCACCACTGGGCGGGCCGATCGTCCGCCTCGATTGGGATGAAGCCGCTCGGATCAAACGTGAGGCCAAATCGAGGGAGTCCGCGCAAAGGCGCGAGGCCAAATCAGTGGAGTCCGCGCAAAAGCGCGAGGCCAAGGAGCGCGAGGAAGCCGAGCGGATAGCGCGAAAGCAAGCGGCTCAGGCCATCGCCCGGGAGCGGACCGCTCAGGCCCAAGCTCAGAGACTTGCCGCCAAGCAGGAGCGGGACGCGCTCAAGCTTCAAGAACGTGAGGCAAAAGCTCGGATCAAGGCCGAAGAAGAGCAACGGAGGGCCGATCGAGCCGCAGCCGCCTTGGAGAAATACGAGACCGTCATGGGCCTTACCCGGGAGGGCAAGTCAGCCGGACAAATCGCTCGGCTGCTCGGTGTCAGTAGGCCCATGGTAGTCAAGTATAGGAACGGCATGGGCAAAACGGGCTCCTATGAGCGCCGCCCGCGACCGTAGGGGTAAATACAGATATGCCTCCAAAAACCCCCACAAACGTCCCCGCTCACCTCAACGGGAGCGTCTCGATCGGACAGATGCTCCCGGACCCCGCCCTTATCGATCAGCGGAAGCTCGGGAAGGTCATCATCAAGGATATCGGCGCTCGATACCGCCAGATTGTTGGCCTGAAACCCGGCTCAAGCTCGATCAGGACAGACGAAATGATCGAAGAGATACTTGAGCGCCTGATCATGGGTGAGTCCATGGCCTCGATCCTGATCTCGGAGCATTTGCCAGCGCCCCGGACAATGTGGAACTGGTGCCGCGACGATGAGAAGCTCGATCAGGATATCAAATGGGCTCAGGCCATGGGTCAACGGATGCTCAAGGACATCACGCCCGATATCGCGGCGGGTGGCGTGTTCAGCACTGGTGATGCCCGGCGCGATGAGTTGCTCATCAAGGTCATCGAAAAGAACGCCAGTCAACGAAACCGTGCCGAGTTCGGTGAGCGGGTTCAGGTGGATCATGCGCGAGTGAACATTAACCTCCCCGCTTGGTCCATGAAGGTCGAGACCAAGGCCCTTGGTGACCCTGAGGAAGACGGCTGATCCACACAGTTCGGAAAGTTCTCCTGTCCGCTTGTGAGCACAACCGGACACCGCTATGTGTCAGTCCACAAACGGACAAGCGGACAGGACCGGGCAATGAGCGAAGTTTACCAACTGATCAGGGGTGAGGTTAGCTGTATCGCGGATGATCTCGTGGCAGACGGGGTTCGCAGCGCTTGGCTCAATGGCCCCGGTGACTACACGTGGGAGTCGCATGGCGGGACTTGGGCCATCACGTATGCTGAACAGTTTGGTGAAGTCGATTTCGATTGCCCGCATGTCATCATCGAACCGGACGAAATCAGCCTTGATGTAACGTTCCTGTGCCCACATACCGGTGAGGATCGAACCATCACGATGCACAACACCTTGATGACCTACTCTCTCCCGTCCGGGACAACGGTCGCCATCGATCAGCACTCCCTTGAGTATGCAGACGGCACCGATCTCCTTGAGGTTCTTGGTGCTCTTGTTAGGTCGGGTGCCGTCATGGTGAATGATGCCCTTGAGGCGATCGAAAAAGACGAAAACTATGACGATCAGCACTACTTCATGTTCAAGGTAGCTTACTCGTGAGTGTCTTCGGGTATTGTCGGGTTTCAACCGATCGCCAAGCCGAAGAAGGCGAGAGCCTTGGGGTTCAGGAGCGCCAGATTCAGGGCTGGTGTCTGATCCAAGGCGTTGATCTCACCGAGACCTTCATCGAACGTGGCGTGAGCGGCTCCATCCCGATCGCCAAGCGGCCTCAGGGAAGCCTCATGATGGCCAAGGCGCGCAAAGGTGACACCATCGTCACCCCGCGCCTCGATCGCGTGTTCAGGAGCGCCCTAGACGCCCTACAGACGGTAGAGGCCGCTCAGAAAAGGGGCATCCGCATCGTGGTGATCGATTCCCTTGGGGACATCACCGGGAACGGCATGGCCAAGGCCTTCCTCACGATCTCAGCCGCCTTTGCCGAGCTTGAGCGCGCCAATACGTGCGAGCGTGTCTCCGTTGTGAAGGCCGATCAGCGCAGCCGTGGCAGGTATCTCGGGGGCAAGGTGCCCTTCGGGTTCCGGGTCGGACCTGATGGCGCGCTGTTCCGCGACGGTGAGGAGCAAGCCATCATCCAGTATGCCCGTGACCTTCGCCGGTCCGGCATGTCGCTCCGGTCCATCAAGGTGCACGTTCACAACGAACACGGCCGGAACGTGAGCCTTGAGACGATCAACCGGGTGACGCGGCCGGAGCCGGTCGCTTAGGCGTCAATCGCCTCACGCTCCCGCGCTTCGGCCTCCCGCGCGCGCTCAAGCTTCCGCGTGTTGCGAGGATTATCGGCGCGGCGAAGCGCAGCCGCCCACCGGTAGGCGTGATCGGCGTTCGCGAACTCGCCATAGAGCATAAGCTCGGCTTGCCCCCAATAGAGCGCGTTGGGCCGGTCGATCTCGCGCTCGGTGCGACGGATGACGATCCAAGTCCCCTTCGCGCTCTCTTCCACCCAATAAGCATCCCGGATCAGCTTCACCTTCCGGGCAAGTGTTTCCATCGCCAGCCGAGTGCGCTGGTCGATCGTCGCGCCACCCTCAAGCTCATTGTAGGTCTTGCGGCTGATCCCCAATGCTTCGGCAAGCCCCGCCTGAGATAGCCCCGTGCTGGCACGGATGGCCCTAAGTTCGATACTGTTCATGATATACTCCATAGTTGAACGAGCGGAGTATGTCACATTTCGTTACACTGGTCAAGGGGTGTAACCGTGCGTTACACCTAGCGCCTCTGTTCGGCCCTGAGATAGAGTGGACGAACGATGCTCCTAAGCGACGCTCAGCACACGGTCTTGAGAACGGGGGAACCATGAGATCGATGACATTTGGCCGGTTCGCCGCGACCGTTGTGGTGAATGTCGCCATGGCGCGCGGCATTTACGCATTTCTTCCGGACCGTATTGCCTACGGTCATGAGGGCGGCATCACCACGATCGGCATGATCATCACGGTCATGATCATGGCCGCAACCATCCCGGTCTTCGTCAAAGATTGGAGCCGCGACCTATGAGGGCGATCGTCCTCACCACGCTCGCACTGGCCGCTTGTTCGGCCCCGGCACCGTCACCGTCCCCGGCTCCTGAACCGACGCCCATGGTTCGGAGAGCGTCCGCCAAGGAGGTGTTCGATCTTCGGACCCGGTGTGGTGAGTTGGCGGACAAGCTCACCGATCGCCTCACCAACGGCACCGATGCTGAGCTATCGCAATCGTCCAACTATAACGCTCGCACCAATCGATGCTTTGCCGACGTAGGCATCCTGTCGCCCGGCTATACCGCCAGTAAGGGCGCTTATCGGCGCTACCTATACGATGTTCAGGACAATCGTATTCTGGCCTCATGGGAGCGCGTCAACGGAGAGGTGAGTGGTTCGATCTTGGATTGGGTCGGACATGATCGGATCGATAATCCCACGCCCGATCAGGTAGCGGCTTTCTTGAACACGGTCATGAGCGATCGAGGCGACGATCAATAATGCACCCCATTCCCCATTCTGGTATAAATATCCCCGTGGCATAATTCTCCTTTGTCTACACCGGTGTTCTTGTTCGATACCACGACACTAACACCACCTGACCCGCCACGTGCTCACCTCCGTGGCGGGTCTTTTTGTCTCAGGGCTAAATATCGACATGAAGACCATCACCCTTCCCATGCTGGACCACACGCCCGGCAACCAACTATCCCGGATTGTCGGTGAAGCGCGCGCCGCTGGCGCTGTTTCGGCCAACAACTTCGATGACCCCTCCACCTTCACGCTTACGTTCGCGAAGGAAGCGGACGCCAAGGCCTTCAAGGCCGAGAGTGACGCGCTCCTGAACGTCACCGGTGACGTTCCCGTCATTGGCGAAGGAGACCCGGCATGAGGACCAATATCAACTTCGAGCCGATCCCCTTCGAGCCGATCACCTTCGAGCCGATCACCGTCCCGCCGATCGACACAGATGCGATCATCTTGGGCCTTAGAGCGCTGATCCGGAGCGAACTTGAGGAGCTACTTCGCGAGGAACGCAAGCCCTAACGAGTTTCCGTCCGCCATCCACTTGATGCCGCCCGCCGATCATCAGCGGCATCGATCAAGCCAAGCCTGCACACCTTGGTGTGTCAACGCCGTGGTGAAGACGGAGTGCATTTTAACGGTTAAGGCTTGGAACGATCGGCCGGGGGGCAGGTGTTGGCGCACGCTTCCCCCACCTTCTCTCTAAATACCGGGTGTCTGATTACAACGGCCCCGCATTATTCCCGCATCAGCTTGCGCTGATCGATCGCCTTCACGATCATCAATACTTTCTCGCCTATGGCTCAAGCCGTGGCGGCAAAAGCTACGCGATCGCGGCTTTCATGATCGCGCGCGCCCTTCAACATCCCGGCAGCGCTCATGCGATCTTCCGTCTCACCGGTAACTCGATCAAGCCAACGATTTGGGCAACCTTCAAGGACGTGATCGCGACGTTCGGGATTGCACCGTTCGTTCAGTATAACTCCACCGATCTCACCATCACCTTCGGTCCCGAGATCGGCGGTTCCACGATCGTGTTCAGTGGCGTCAACGATGAGGAGCGGATTCAGAAAGTCCTTGGTGCCGAGTATCAGACCATATTCCTCAATGAGGCAACCGATCTCGATTACGAAACTTTCGAGTTGATCGACTCCCGTCTCCTCAACGTCGCGCATCCCGCCTGCCCCGTGAAGATGATCGCGGATTGCAATCCGACATCGAAGAAGCATTGGCTCTATCAGCTATTTCTCGCCAAGCTGGTCCCCAATACCAAGCGGGAGTTGACGGACCCGCAGTCCTATTCCTCCCTTCACTTCGGAGCCGACGCCAACCCGAACGTTGATACCAACTACTATAACAAGTTCCAGAACCGCTCGGCAGCGACACAGAAGCGTTTCCTTGAAGGCCAGTGGAGTGATGAAGTAGAGGGTGCCCTATTCTCCGCCCTTGATCTCGACAATCACCGCATCACCACGCCCGAGCCGGATGACTTCGACCTTATCGTCATCGGTGTTGACCCGGCCGTCACGAATACACCAACCTCGGATGAGACCGGCATCTTCGTCTGTGGTGCGATCGAGGATGGCGGTGAGCGCCACTATTATCCCTTGGAGGATTTGTCCGGCCGCTATCACCCCCATGAGTGGGCCGAAAAGGTCGCGAGTGCGTATCGGCGTTGGGGCGCTGGATTGGTCGTTATCGAGACCACACAGGGTGGTGATCAGAACGCCCACACGTTGCGAACGGCTGATGCCAGTCTTGTGATCAAGAGCGTCAATCCCGGGCGCGGCCAAGGCAAGAACATCCGAGCGATGCCAATCGCGGCTGAGATGAAGGCCGGGCATATCCACCATCCCGCTGATCTTCGGTTCAAGGAGCTTGAAGATCAGATGGTCCGCCTCACCGGTGACTATGATCGCAAGCGGGGCAAGTCTCCCGATCGCTTGGATGCGTATGTCTACGCCATGAGTGAACTCTTGACCGGTGATGGTCCTAATCAGCCGATCGTCTCGGGTCGGATCGCCAACTACATGGGAGCATCCGCCTAAATACGTTCATGACGGATAAGATCGATACGGTGACGCCTGCCTTTGTTGCATGGCGGGAAGAGTGGCAGCGCAATCGTGACATGATCGAGGGCGCACGGGTGGTGAAATCCTCCGAGCGTCGCACCAGCTATCTCCCGAAAGACCCCGGTCTCACCGATGACCATCATAAGGCGATCGCGGCCCGCACCCCGTTCTTTCCGGGCGCATCCCGGTGCCATGAGGGTTTGCTCGGTTTGCTCTTCCGCAAGCCGTCCAACAAGGAAGCCCCGGCTGGGCTCGGCTCGATCCTTGAGACGATCACACCCGACTACCTCACCGTTGATGACCTTGCCGAAGAAGTCGCCTCCGAGTTTCTCCTCACTAACTTCGTCGGGTTGCTGGTGGACCTTCCCGCGTCCGATCGCGCCATGAGCGTGGCGGAAGCTCAGCGGGTCGGCGTCCGTCCCGTGGTGAGCGTCTATCGCGCCGAAACGATCATCAAGATCGAACCCGCCCTGATTGGCGGCGGGCTCGGCATCGGTCGCGTGGTCCTACAGGAAGGTCCGGACATCATCCGGGAGCTATGGCTCGATCAGGGCATCTACACCGTCACGATGTGGTCCCGCCCGGAGCCGAACGCCGATTATGTCGCGGGTGAGCCCATTCAGCCGCTTCGCGCTGGTGCCCCGATCGCAAACGTCGGCATCCCGTTCGTGCTCGTTTCGACCAACCGCCGCTTCGCCCCGGCGAAAGCCAAGCTGAGCGACGTGTGTGACCTGAATGGTCAACACTATATCGCATCCGCGAACCTAGCTCAGTGCAGCTTCTTCGCGTCCAATCCGACACCGTATCTGTTCGGTCCCGCCAAGATTCAGGATGTCAGTCTTGCACCGGGGACTTTCCTCAAGGGTGAGATCAAGTCCGGCAATGACATGCGTATCGGGATGCTGGAATATTCCGGCGTCGCGATCGATAAGCTCATGCTGTTCACGCAACAAATCGCCAGCGACATGGCCAAGGTCGGCGCTCGCATCCTTGCCGATGAACGCGCGGGCGTGGAAGGCTCCGAGACCCTGAAGGTCAAGATGGCAAGTGAGAATGCCGCGCTGGCATCCACGGCCCGCCTGATCTCGCGCAAGATCACCGATGCGCTAAAGTGGGTTGCGTATTGGCTCGGCTATCAGGAAGGTTCGATCACCTATGAGGTCAACACCGATTTCGGTTCGGCCAAGCTCACCAAGGACGAAATCGCATCCCTGATGTCCCTCTATCAGGCCGGGGTGATCAGCCGTGACACGCTCCTTGATGCCCTGATCGAAGGTGAGACGCTCCCGGAGTCGTTCGACAAGGAAGCCGATGCCGATCGGATTGCTCAGGAAGTCGCTGATCGTCCGCCCGTCATCGGCATCGAGGATGACCCCACGGCCTAAATAGGCCGTGGATCAGGACAAGCTCAGGGATATCTTGTTCCGCCATTCAGTGGCGGCGCGAGACATCGGCCAAGAACATGCGGATGCGATGGTTCGCACGCTGAATGGATATGATGAGGCCCTCACCGATCTCATCGCCACCCGGTATGCCCGCATCGAGGCCGATGGGTTCGATCGCGGACCCGCGACCACCAAGCGGCTTGAGGACATGCGCGAGGCGTATCGGGAGATCAATCGCAACGCCTATCAGAAAGCCGCGAACAACCTGATCGGTGATCTTGAGGAAGTGGCAGGCACGGAAGCCGAGTTTGCCGCACGGGCGATGAAGACGGCGGGCGCGAAGCTCGATCTCCGGACCACCATCCCGGGACCACAGTTTTTACAATCGCTCATCAAGTCCACTCCCCTCCCCTTCGCGGATGATGGCGTCACGCTCCTGATGCCTTGGCTTGAGGTTCAGGAAGCGGGCCGTCTTCGTCGGCTCGAAGGTGCGTTGAGGATGTCGGCGGGACTTGGCGAGACCACCGGCCAAGCCATCGCCCGCATTCGGGGCACGCGCCAGAACAACTACACGGACGGCATTCTTCAAACCTCCCGCCGCGATGCAACCACGATCGCGTTGACGGCGAATAGCGCCATTCAGAACAGCGCACGTGAAGAAGTTTTCAAGCGATCGAAGACCATTAAGTTTCTGGAATGGTCATCGATCCTCGATAGCCGGACATCGGCTATCTGTCAGGGACGCTCAGGGACCATCTATGGCATCGATGCCCCGCACCCCTCACCCCCGGCGCACCCACGGTGCCGAAGCCTTCTAATCCCGCGCCGCGACAATGAGGGCAAGAAGCACAAGCCCTTTGGTGAATGGTTGAAGGACCAACCCGAGAGCGTGCAAGACGAAGTGCTCGGCAAGGCACGCGCGGATATATTCCGCGCCAATCCCGAGTTCGACTTTCAGAGCTTCTTCAAGGAGCGTGGCGGATACAAATCGCTTCAAGAGCTTCGTCAGTTTGACGAACGGCTCTTCGCCGGTGGTGTGAGATCACCAGCGCCAACGCCTGCACCGGCACCGGTGCGGTTCACGTCTCCGATTAACCGGGAGATCAATGACACCACCGTTGAGGTGATCTCGCGCAAGGACGTGACCAAACGTCTGAACACACGTCTCACCGAGAATGCCAAGGCATCGGCTTATGACCCCCGGCCGGAATTCCGGGGCGTGAAAGCCGAGCACTTCGGGAAGGCTCAACTCTCGACCGAGTTTAGCGATCAGGCGGCATCGGCCATCCTTGCCCTTATGCCTGAGGTTGATGCCATCACGGACGCGTTCAAGCTCCCCCGCCTTCGGGCAATCCGTTCGATTTCGGGCAACTCGGCCGTCGCCAATATGGGAGATGGAACGCTTGGCGTTCACCCGACGCATTTCAATGGTTTTGCCAGCCGGGTTGGTGTAGATGAAACTGGCCCGCAATCTGGCGGGTTGAGTAAGATCAGCGCCGAACATACCGCCATGCGAGCCGAGCTTGCCGATATGTTGACGCGGATTGGTGAGATCAGGAGTGAGATCGCGGATTTGAGCCAAGACCCGGCCTTGCGTGAGCGGTATCTGAACCGATTGGTTGATGAGCGGGAGCTATTCATGAGCTACCGCAAGTTGGCCGATAAGGAGTTCAAGCTTCGGCGCAAGATCGCCACGGCGCAACGCCAAGCCTCCGATGAGGTGAGCGCATGGAAGGTCGGTGAGGAGATCACCAAGCGGCCTTATACGGTTGATAAGTATTTCACCGGCATTGATCGGATGCGCACGGTGCTGTTCCACGAGACCGGGCACCACATCCATCAAATGTGGAAGAAGGAAGGTCGGCGCGCCACAGTCGGCACCCCGCCCCTTGAGCGTCGCCTGAAACAGATGTTCTTCAACAAGTTTCATGGTGCCGCCCCGGGCAACTTACAGGGACGCGGCATCGAGCGCCGTAACCAACTGTCGAGCACCTATGCGACCACCAATGAGGCCGAATGGTTTGCCGAGTCTTTTGCCGCGTTCATGATGGGTCGGCGCGACTTGGCCGATACCGATCTCGTGAACCTGATCGAGGAACTGTTAGATGAAGCCGCCAAGTGAAGTGTTGAGCGATTTGCTCGCCAAGGGTCATGATCTCACCCTAGAGGACATGCGCGATATCGAGTGGCAGGCCGCGCAACTCGATTATCCCGATCACGCGCGCGCCCTTGATGCCGTTCGGCTGATCATCACTGATCCAGTCTATGAGGGCGATATCCCGCCCGATTATCTCGACTGACTAAATACCCCCGCGTGGGGGTTCGTGATCCTTTCGCACCGGTGCTGCGCACCAACCTAACTCGATTGAGTCGCGAAAGGACATGTAATGGACGAAGAAACGAAGAAGGCAATCGCGGATGCGGTTGCGGATGCCACGAAGGCACTCAAGGACAAGAACGCCGAACTGATTGGCGAAGTCCGTAAGCTGAAATCCGACAAGGAAACCGCCGAAGCCGCTGCGGAAGAAGCCGCCAACGAAGCCGCCACCAAGACTGGCGACATCGAGGCCATCAAGGCGAGCCTCACCAAAAAGCACGATGCCGAGATCAAGAAGCTCACCGATCAGCTTACCCGGCTCAACGGTGACCTATCGGCGGTCAAGATCGATGCCGTGATCAGTGCAGAGATCGCGAAGGCTGGCGTCTTGCCACATCACGCGGACATTCTCACCACGTTCCTCAAGGCCGGTGCCACGATGAAAGACGGTGAAGCCGTCGTTGGCGACAAGGCGCTTAACGATCACCTCAATGACTTCTTCGCAAGCGACGCGGCCAAGCATTATGTCGCCGCGCCTCAGAACAGCGGGGCGGGTGCAATGGGTTCGACTACGGGCGCTTCAAACACCCATGGTTTCACCAAGGAGACCCTCACCCTAACGGCTTTCTCCAAGATCGCCAATGAAAAGGGCTCTGATGTTGCGAACAGCATTGCCGCTGCGGTTGGCTCTAACTTGAAGGTTTAATCGCCAAAGTCGCTAAATCTTCTTCATACGATACTGCCCAACTAAATACCAGAGCCCTTCGGGGCTCCGGCTCCACTTGAGGTTGCCGGTCAATCTCGATGGAGAACCACTTTGGCACATACTTCCCTCTCGGATATCATTCATCCGAATATCTTTTCCGCCGCTGTCACCGAAGCGGTAACTGCAAAGTCGGCTTTGCTTTCTTCGGGTGCGATTGTCACCTCGAACGAAATGGCCGCGCTTGCGGGTCAGGCTGGCCACACCGGCACGCTCCCGCTCTTCGGTCTTCAGGATTACTCTGATCCCGATCTCGCCAAGGACGATGGAACGAACGCTGGCGTCAACGGCATCAAGATGGGTCCGCAGTCCTATCAGAAGGACTATTTCTCGAAGACGTTCGGGGAAGCCGAGCTTGCGTCCACTCTCTCGGGTGAGGACATTCTCGGTCACATCGTCAACAATGTAGTCGCTCCCTATTGGGTGCAGGCTTACCAGCGCTTCGCGCTGGCCAAGCTGTCCGGCGTGATCAAGGACAACATCGCCAACGATGCTGGTGATATGGTCCGCAACGTTGCGACCGATGCGGTGGGCGCTGCGGCTGCCTCGGAACTGGCGAACGTCGGCACCGTGACGGAAGCGATGGCCTCGATGGGCGATGCGTTCGGCAAGCTGCAACTGATCGTCATGCACTCGCGTGTGTTCTTCAACCTGCTCAAGAATGAGCCGACGAACACGGACCCGGCCTCGGCCACTCAGCCGTTCGCGACCTACATGGGTCTTCCGGTCATCATTGATGACGGTATGCCCGCCGTGGTTGGCACCAACCGCACCACCTACACGACCTATCTGCTCGGTCGCGGCGCTCTGGCGTTCGGTGAGGCAAACCTTGGTGCACGCTCGGTGGCGGTTGTTACCGATGAGCGCGCCGGAAACGGATGGGGTCTCTCGACCGTGACCAGCCGCAAGCAGCTAATCCTTCACCCGGTTGGCTTCTCTTCGGCCGCAACCGTGTCGGCTAACACCGGCTCTCCGGCTGCGTCCGCGTATGACGCCGCGTCGGCATGGGACCGCAAGGTTTCGCGCAAGAACGCCGCGATCGTTGCGTTCCGCACCAACGGCTAAGAACCCGAAAGGGAACACCGTGGGGGCATCGGGCCGGAAGGCTCGGTGCCCCTTCGGCTTTCATAAATACCCGTATGAGCTTCACAGTCGAAAATGGGTCCGGCGTCACCGGCGCTAACAGCTACGCCAGCCTCGAATACGCGGCCGATTATCACGCGATGCGAGGCAACACCGCATGGGGAGCCGCCACAGGCCCCGCCCAAGGGACGGCACTCGTGATCGCCACGGACTACATCGAGGCGACGTATCGGGCTCACTACCGGCGCATGACCGCTTCTCAGGGCCTACAATGGCCAACAGACGGCATCGAGGGCGTCCCGGCTCCCGTGAAGGCCGCCACCATCATCTTGGCCGCCTACGCCCTCACAGGGCCTCTCAGCGCCCCGGCTCAGCGTGGCGTCAAGAGCACCACCAAGAAGCTCGCACCACTTGGTGAGATCACAACCGTCTATGACGATGACAGTCCGGGTGATCCTTACCCCGCCATCACCGCGCTACTCGCGCCGATCGCTAACGCCAATCTGAGCAACACCATCACGGTCGGACGCCTAATCCGATGAGCCTATTCGATGACTTCCGGTCCCTTGCGGTTGAGTTATTCGACGCATTTGACGTGCCGCCCGCCACGATCACGCGGACCATCACGGCACCTCGGAGCGACGCCGACAAGGCGGCAGGCCGCGTGAACGTCTCACTGGTGAACCTCCCGGCGCGCGCCGTGCTCGGTTCGCGGACCGTCCGCAACGCCGATGGCACGGAGCACCAGCAAGCAACCGCTCACGTCAACGTTGAGGTTCGGGTTCGGGACAAGCTCACCGTGGGCTTTCGGACGTTCGAGATCGAGACCGTGGAAGAGATCAACCCCGATGGCACCGGCGCAATCATCTATGTGGCAGGCCTGAAGTGAGGATCGTCATCGATACCGGTGATCTCAACCCCGATAAGATCAACGAATGGTTGCTCGATGAGATCGCTGATGAACTCGAAGGGACGATGATCGATATCTTCACCGATCTCACCGCCCCGCCTCCGGTTGGAACGCCCGTCGATACTGGCGCGGCGCGTAACTCGTGGCAACTCGACACAACCGTTCGGCTTGCCCCTGAGGTGTATTCCACCAGCCCCTATATCGGCAAACTGAATGAGGGCTCTTCCTCTCAATCCCCGGCCGGATTTGTTGAAGCCGCGATCGACAAGAACACCGACTAAATATCGACGTGGCCACGAACCTAGACGATATCGATATCATCCGGACGCACTTCCTCAATGAGTGGGATAATGCGGTTCCGGTGGTGTTCGACAATGACCCCGCCAGCCCGAAGCCGGAAGGTATCATCTGGGCGCGGCTATCGGTGCGACCAACTGCGGAAACGCGCAAATCGATCGCCAGCCGAACCTATGAACAAAAAGGTTGGGTCTATCTTCAAGTGATGGTCCCGGATGGCCTCTCCGATCATGACGGATACGCCCTCACCGAGACCTTCAAGGACACCTTCCGGGATTGGTCCTCACCCGACTTCCGCATTCGGTTCGCCACGCCAGACTACAGCACGAGCCATTTCGAAGGCGAACAGTTCACCATCAAGGTGAGCATCCCGTATCGGGCTCAGCACTAAAACCAAGTCACGCAAGCCCTAACTCCTAAATATCATCGGAGCTTGTGCTCCTTTAACAGTTTTTAGGAGCATTTCAGGATGAGCAATCCGGCCGACACAAAGTATGCACTTGTTCGCGAGGTGGTCGAAGGGACCACGGTGGCAACACCCGCGTTCACGTTTCTCGACTACATTCCCGGGGCTGATTTCAAGCTGGATACGAAGTCGCTGAGTTCCGATGTCATGCGTCAGAACCGCTCGATGGCGGGCTTCCGTCGCACCAATCGTTCGGCAAGTGGATCACTCAAGACTCACTTCCGTCGCGATACCGCGATCGATATGTTGCTTGAGTCGGGCATGAGCGGCACGTGGTCCGGTAACGTCCTCAAGGCGGGCACCACGGACTGCACTCACACGATCGAAAAGATCATGTATGAGAAGGGCGTGCCGGATTACACCCGCGCGCTCGGTATGATGGTCCGCTCCTTCAACCTCACCGTTGACGCTTCGAGCAATGCCGAGATCACGTTCGACATGATCGGCATGAACAAGACCGTCTCGACTTCGATGATCACCGGCGCGACCTACACGGACCCGACACAGGGACAAGAACTGATCGGTGATGACGTTGGCGTGATCTCGATCGCCGGTCTCAACGGTTTGGTCTATAACAGCATCGAGCTTTCGGTTGAGCACACCCGTGAGGCCAAAATGCTCTCGGCAATGCGGCATCGATCGGCACTGGCACTAGCGGATTCCGTATCCCGAAGCTGTCCGTGAAGGCATACCGGAACGGTATTGCAGCTTACAGCGCGGCGGCTCTGGACACGAGCTTTGCGGTCTCCCTCACGCTCGGGGCCGGAACCGGCAACGCTTACAAGATTGATCTCCCGGCCGCACGTTTCGAGATGGACATCAATGATGAGGTCTCGGTTCGAACCAGTTCATCACGCTCAATATGGTTGGCATCGATGATGCCACGGCGGGCACCAACATCATGTTCACGAAGCTCTAAAACTTCCTGCAAAGAGTTGAGCTTGTGAGGGCGAGGTTCCGCTACGGCGGGGCCTCGCCTTTCCCTTGCTAAATACCTGCACAACTCTCTTTGCAGGAGACCTAATGACCAAGTTTAAGCGCCCCGCGCGTTATGATGCTCAGCTTGCCGATGACGGCGTTTGGTTCGCCATCGATGATGAACTCGGCAACGAATATGGAATGTTCAAGTGTGTGTGGTTCGAAGTCGGCTCGCCACGTCACCGCGCCGCGCTAGAGCGTCTTGAGCGCGAGCGCCCGTCCCGCACCGGTGCGGGTTACCGCCAGCGAAGAAGCCCACGAAGGCCGAACAGCGCCGCGAAGCCGATCAGACGATGGTCCGCAACTTCGTGAGAATGTGCTCGTTGATTGGAAGGGCATTGAAGACGAAGCCGGGAAGGCCGTGCCGTTTTCGGCCAAGGCCGCGATCGAGTATTTCGACGTTGATGACCCCGCCGCGCTCTTCGTTTTCATGACCCTGCTCTCGAAGGCAGCGGACGTGACCAACTTCCAGCCGGACGATCAGGAAGACCTACCGGAAAAAAACTGATCGACCTGATTGAGTTCGACGTAGATCAAGGCGACGGTCTAAGCGATCTCTTTCAGGCGGCTCAGCAACCCGGACCCGCTGGTGATCAGGCACGGCGTGATCTCACCGAAGAGCGCCCGATCTCACACCATATGAGCAATTCTTTTTCGGACGCGTTGGCGGGAGCTTGATAGCACCCGCGCGCTCGGCTGGGTGCGGGCAAAATCCCGTTCACGGCCATCATCGAATATGCTGACTTCCTCAATCTAAGCCGAATGCAAACCGACATCCTTCCATCGGGTCATTCGCACGATTGACTCGGCTTGGTGGCAGCAACGAACCGCAAGACCTTGAGGGAACAGAAAGCCGCTAAATAGATGCCTGGCGGTTTCAAGATAGTTATTCGCGGTGTGTTATGGACACGTCCGGCGTTTCAAGCCGGACTGTCGAATCAATGCAGCATTAGCGCAGTTGGTTCCGCCAGTGGCGGCGGAACAACAGCGTTCAGCGCCTCTCGATGACGCTTGGCGGAATGTCGAACACCGCCGCTCGCACGGCTGCAAACACACAACTCGGTTTCGAGTTCGTTCGGCTCCCTGTGGCGCTACCGCTCAGGCGGCTGCGCTCGCCTGTCCGGCATGGGTGGCGCTCTTGCCGGTATTGGGTTCGCCGGTGCCACGCTCGGTGCAACCGCTCTGGTCGGCGGTCTACTGGCGCTCGGAACAGCCGCCGTGAGCGCAAGCTCGCAAATGCAGTCTTATCGGGGCGTCGCTCACCACCGTCCTTGGTGACGCTGAGAAGGCCGCGATGGCGATGGGACCGTCTCACCGAGTTTGCCGTCGAAGACGCCGTTCAGCCTGAGCAAAGCGTTCAAGGGTTTCATCAAGCTCAAGGCGCTTGGTCTTCAGCCGAGCGAAGCCGCGATGCTCAGCTATGGCAACACCGCGAGTGCCATGGGGGAGAACCTCAACCAGATGGTGGAAGCTGTCGCTGATGCCGCCACTGGCGAGTTCGAGCGCCTCAGGAATTCGGAGTAAAGTCCAAGAACCAAGGCGACACGGTTGCATTCACGTTCCAAGGCGTGTACACCACGGTCCGGAATAACAGCACCGAGATTCAGAAATATCTCATGGGCGATCGGCAACACGCAGTTTGCCGGAGCTATGGAGAAGCAGATGGGCACCTTCAACGGTGCCATGAGCAATCTCCAAGATACCGTTTTCCAGACGATGGCGGCGATCGGTGATGGCGGGCTAACCGATAGCGTTGGCCGATTGGTTCAGATGCTCACGAGCGGCATGAGCGCGATCACCCCGATCTTGGTCGGCGTCGGCAACGCGATGGCCGGTATCCTCAACGGCGTTGCCGCGATCGGCTCGGGTCTCGGCTCGATGTTTTCCGGACTGAACACCGGTGGATCACAAGGCCTGTCGCTGATCGAGGGCTTCACGGTTGCCCTGAACCTCACCGGCCAAGCCGCTCAGGTTGTCGGGAACATCATCGGTGCGAGCTTTGGCGCGGCCGGACAGGTCATCGGTGCCGTGGTTGGCGGTGTGAAGGATATGTTCGCCGGGCTCTGGTCTTGGCTCACCGGCTCCACCAGCGCCGCAACGTCTTCAATGGGGCTCTCCTTCCTCGGAGTCCTCCGGGCGGGCAAATACCTCACCGAAAACCTGCCCAAGATGTTCAGCGCCGCGCTCGGTGCGATCGGCGGCATGTTCAGCGTGATCGGCAACCGTATCGCTTCCTTCCTGTCCGGGGATTGGAACGCCTTCGCCGGGATTGGCGGGGCGCTTGCTGGCCAGTTCAAGGCAGCCGAAGGCGTGATCGGCGGCATCGTCTCCAAGGCGTCCGCGATTGCGAAGGACAGCAAGGGCGCGGCGGACGCGTGGGAGCGCCTGAAGGGCAACACGGGCAAGAAGGGTGGCCTGAGCCTCGATCAGCTTGCTGGTGCGGCTCCTGTGGGCTCTCCCACGGCGGGCAAGGGCGGCGGCGACGACGCGGCCAAGAAGGCCGGTGAGCGGCTCAAGCGCGAGCAAGAGTTTTGGCAGGCGTTGAAGGATCAGACGGCGGCAGCCGGGATGCTCACCCTTGAGGCAGAAAACTACAATAAAGGCTTGGAGCTTCGCAAAATCCTAGAGCGCGATCTCACCGCGACGGAGCAAGGCCGCGTTGCCAGCGCGTTGAGCGAAATCAACACCGCCAAGGCGATCACGTCGCTCAAGCAAGCGCAGTTCGAAGCCGCGAATGAATACACGGTTGAGCTTGGTCGCGCCAAGGGCCTCACCGATGCTCAAAAGGCGGTTGAGGATCAGCTATTCAAGATGCGGCTCGATGCCCTGAACCGTGGCGTGGCGATCAATAACGTCGCTTACAAGCAAGCCGAAGATCAGCTTCGCTCGCAACTCGACAAGAATGCCGCATTGAAGGCACAGAATGAGCTTCTCTCCAAGGCGATGGATTTCGCGCGCCGGTATAGCTCGGCTCTGGATTCCACCTTCGAAGCCAAGAACCTTCAAGATCAGCGCGAAGCATTCCTGAAGGCCTTCGATGAGGGCTCGATGAAGGATGCCTTCGGGAAGTCCATCACCCCGGCGATGCGGGATTCAGTTTTGGCGGGCGTTGATCAGGCGCTTGCCGAGATCGCCCGTAAGCCGCTGGCGGCGCTTGCCGATAGCTCCCTCACCGCGCGTGCCAGCAATGATCGCGCCCGTGCGACCGATCAGTTCAGGGTTGATAGCGCCAATCTTGAAGCGGCGCGCTCGATGCTTGACCCGGAGGCATTCCGTCGCACCTCACAGGAGATCGCTCGCACCTATGGTGACGCGATGACACGCGCCAACCGGCTCGTGGCAGACGACTTCATCGATAACTTCAGCGATGGCATCAATGAAATCGCTGATCTCTTTGGTGGCGCATTCGGCAATCTTCTTCGCAGCTTTGATGACGCGATGCGTCGGACGCAAGCCAACGCCAATGGCACATCAGGCATTGCCCGGATGCTTGGCATGATCGACCCGAAGCTTGCAGAAGGATTCCAGAGCGGTTCGGGTTCGATGATGAACCTCCGAGACGGCTTCAAAAGCCTGAGCGACCCGCTGAAGGGTCTTCGTGACGACTTCAGGCCGGGCGGTTCCATCTTGAAAGGCATGGGCAAGGCCATGGGCGGTGCCATGGCGGGCTATGAGATCGGCTCCCAAGTCGGCGGGCTGATGTCCAGTCTCGGCATCAAGGGCAGCGGCACCGGCGCAAAGATCGGCGGGACGATCGGCGGGCTCACCGGTAACCCCGTCATCGCCGCTGGCGCGTCTGTGATCGGCGGGTTGATCGGGTCCGCCTTCTATAAGGCTCCGAATGGATCAGCGACGTTGAGCGGCACCGCTCCCGCCATGATCACGGGCAACAATGCGGCCATGAAGAAGGCGGCGGCTGGCGCGGCCGGAAGCGTTCAGGCTGGTCTTGCCGAGATCGCATCCGCGCTCGGTGGAAGTGTCGGCGCGTTCGATGTCATGATTGGACAGCACAACGGCAAGTGGCGCGTCCGTGACACGTCTACCGGATGGAACGGTAAGGGCGGGATGAACTTTAAGGGCGATAGCGCCAAGGGCCTTCGGGACTTTGGTGACGACGCCGACGCGGCCATAAAATACGCGATCGAGAATGCTATCTCGGATGGTGCACTTCAAGGACTGAGCGACATTGCGCGCAAGGCCGTCAACGTGCTTGGCGTCGATTCCGCCATAAGCTTCGTTCAACAGTTTAACGAAGTCATGCGCGACTTCGATGCGCTGAAAGACCCGATCACGGGTGCCGTGAAAGCGATCATCACGCCCTTGGATCAGCTTCGCGAGACGATGCTCAAGGTCGGCGCGTCCACTGAGGATTTGACCAAGATCGATGAGTATCGTGCGATCAAGCTCAAGGACGTGCTCAAGTCACAGACGCAATCCCTGAATGAGTTTCTCAACAGCCTCAAGGGTGAGGGCTCGGGTGTGACCAAGCTCGATCGCCTGAACGCGAATCTGACTAAGTTTGCCGATTATCAATCGAAGATCGCAGCCGGTGATTCCAGCGTGGATCAGAGCGCTTTCACCAGCCTTGGACAAGATATCTTCTCACTGGCGCGCGATGTTTACGGGACCGCAACAAGTCAGTTTCAGGATATCCGAGCCTTGCTCACCGGTTCGACCACGGGGCTTCTCACCAACGTCACGAACGCGTTCAACAGCGCGGGTGGCGCGAACGTCGCATCGGCGGTTCAAGCGGGAAGTCAGGCAATGGTCTCCGAGCAAGTCATCACCAACGCGCTTCTTCGGAAGCTGATCGAACAGAACATCGGGACTGGATCAGGCGACTCATTCGCCTACATGGATTCGATGAACGGCCGCTATGGTGGAAACCTCTACTAAATATCACCATGGCCATTGATCCATCGCGCGCCGCGCTAGTTGTTCAGGAATACCGCTTTGCCGAGTCTCCGGGTGCCGTTCAGGCAGCGGCGATCAAGGCGGTGTTCGACAAGGCAACTGAAATCGAGATCGCGACCAATCTCGATGCCACGGGTGGACAGGCGCTCGCCTCCGATATCGCCTCGATGTCGAGTAACTACGCGCGAACCTTCAACGTCACCGTTGAGGACGTGCTCTATCCCGAAGACTTCATCGGTGGAGCGCCCCGCTACATGCTCGATTTCGAGCGCCACTCACCCGGCCCCGGCACCTATCAGGTGATCGCGGCCAAGGTCGATTATCTCAACAATCAGACTGTCCTCACGGTGCGGGGATGAGCGCGATCTTCGTCCGTCCGTTGCCGTTCGGCGCGGCATCCACTTCCCGGGCGCACTGGTGGGCTCGGTGGCGAACTTGTCGAATGACACGCCCGGCCTTGCATGGCGCTTCGGGCTCACGGCTCCTCACCTCATCATTGATCTCGGGGCATCACCGGTGAGCTATGATCATGTTGCGCTGTTCGGTGCCAACCTCCGAGCAACCGATACCGTCCGGGTGCAAACCGGGGCGACAACCACGGGCACGGGTGCTTACGACTCCACCCCGATCGCGGCATATACGGGCTTCAAGGACGCCACCACCTCCACCAAGGTGGTGATCAAGCTCCCGGCGTTACGCACCGAGCGCTACATCCGCATCGATCTCAGCGCCCCGGCGCACCCTTCGGGATATGTGCAGTTCTCCCGCCTGATCATCGGCGCGGCAACAGTGACCGATGGCGTCGATTATGACGCCGAACAGGGCTTCGAGGCGCAATCGGTGATCACCACCGGTCCCGGCTATCGGAGTGTGGACGCCTACGCGCCGCTCGATAGTTGGAAGCTATCCACGGGCTGGATCAGCGATGAGAGTTGGCGCACCCAATGGGCACCGATGTTGAGATATGCTGCACTCGGTGGCGGCATTCTCTTCATCCCCGATAATCAAACACCGGCCAACTATCAGAACGACGCATTGTTCGGCTTCTTCATGGTTCCGTCGCTGGAAAAGCCGAAGCCTATAATGCGTGGCGGGTTGAGACGAAGCTGATCGCCTACTCTGTGTAAGGGTTTCCGCCCGACCGGCTAAATACGGTCGTGAGGAACTTCCTGATAGAGATCACGGCCGTTGATCCAACCGACAATAGCACCAAAGTCATTCGTGCAAGTAGCGCCCACGCTGGCGCGACTGGCGTTTATCTCGACAACAAAGAGTGGACGCCCGCGCTCATCAATGCCCCTGAGCTAAACATCAGCTATTGGAGCAATGGCCAACCGCAACCGCTCGATATCAGTTTCGGCAATGCCGTTTTTGCCCTCAGTGCGAAGCTCAACAATCTTGCATGGCCGAAATATGAATATCAGGGCGGACTTGCCACGATTTGGGTCGGCACGCTCGGTGATCCTTTCACCAGCTATCGCCAGCTTTGGAGCGGCGCGCTTGGTCCGCTCTTGCGCGAGAATGATCAGACGGCCCGCATCCCGCTTCTTGGTCCGGAGGCGTCGCTCGATCGTCCGCTCCTGAGCGCGACCTATAGCGGGACTGGTGGCGCGAATGGCACCACCGAGCTTGCCGGACAGTGGAAGCCGTTCGCACTCGGAGCTTGCACCAATGTTGAGCCGGTCCTGATCGATCCAGTGAAGTGGATTTATCAGGTCCACGGGTATGGCGCGTGTCAGGTCAACTTCATCTATGAAGGCGCGATCTCTCTAGGTCCGGCATCCGCGAGCGCCTCAACTTACGCGGCTCTTGCCGCCCTTACGCTCGAAGACGGTGAGTGGGCCGTTGCTCCCTCGGTGGGCATGTTCCGACTAGCTAACGAACCTACCTTCAAAGTCTCGGCCGATATCGGCTCACCGGTGAACGTCGGCGTGGTTGCGCAATCCCTGATCCTCACGGCTGGTGTGACGGCCGGACGTATCGACGCCAGTGTCACGAACACGCCTCGGTCCTACTCGCTTTACCAGAAGGATCAGGCGAGCATCCTCGATCTCATTCGAGATGCCGCACTGGCGGGCTCTCGGTTCCTGATCGCGGACGCGACGGGCAAGTTTCACTTCGCACCGATGCTGTCCGGGAAGTCACCCGGCGTCCTAAGCTCGAAGCGCGACGCTACCCCGCTGGTGCAGCCGGACAAGATCACACAGGAAGCAACCGCGCTCCCGGCCTACAGGGTCCGGGTTGGTCACACGCGTGTTTGGTCCGTCCATTCCACCAACGAGATCGCGGGTGACTTCGCGGGCTCGGCTGAGCTTGATGCCATCAACGACAAGGCCGAAGCGGCTCAGGAAGCGGCCGAACTGGCGCAAGCCGCCGCGAACCTTGCCAATCAGCGCTACAGCGACATGGCAGCCGATGGCGTTCTTGATCGCCCGGAAAAGCGTCGCCTGATCGAAGAGCTTCAAGGGTTCACGGCTGAGCGTCCGGGCTTGCTCAGCGAAGCTCTGAACCAAGGCGTCACGATCGAGCGAACAGCTTACAGTGACGCTTATGATGCACTGTTCGCGTATCTCGACACGCTCAATCCCGACTATGATGACACCACCCAAGAGACTGCGATCACGTCCGCTTATGTGACGAACCTTGTCGGCTATCGGGTGGCGAAACAGAACCTCGTGAACGCGATGGCCAATAAGGCGGCACAAACCGCTAACTGGACCAACGTCGCCAGCCGTCCGACCAATCTCACCGGACTTAATCCGGCCGAAGGAACGAAGCTCACCGGTATTCAGACTGGTGCAACTCGCAACGTCGCACGCGGCGCTTGGGTGACGAACACCGCCTATGATGTTGGCGATATGGTTCAGCATAACGGCTCAACCTATATCGTCATTCTGGCGCATACGTCATCGGCCGCACCACCAACCGCCAACTACACGCTAGTCGCTGAGAAGGGCGCGAATGGTGCAAGCCCTTATGCGTTCCTGCTTTCCAATGAAGCCCATATCGTCCCGGCCGATAGTGCGGGCAATGTCACCAGTTACAGTGGCGCAAGCACCACGGTTCGCATCTTCTACGGCAATCAGGATGTAACTTCGAGCTTCACGAACACCACCAGCCCGAACAACCCACAAGGGCTTTTGGTGGTCGGCGCATATCCGACGTTCACCGTAACGGGCGGCATGGACTCGAATGAAGAGACCGCGATCTACACGTTCCGGGTTTCGGGGACAGGCATTCACGCGGGCGTCATTCTCGATCGTGATTTCTCACTTACGAAGTCCCGCGCTGGTGCCCCGGGTTCGCAAGGTCCGGCCGGGTCCACTGGCGCAACTGGATCAACCGGTTCCGCTGGTGCGAATGCGAAGCTCCTGTTCCTCACCAACAGCGCTCAGACTGTCAACGTCACCGCCGATGGTTCAACGCTCGATCCAGCGACGGGACAGAACATCACCTTTACGGCCAACAAACAGAACACCACGGCACCCGTCACTTGGACGATCTTCGATGGTGCCGGGAACCCTCACAACGCCGCTAGTCACTTCTTCTCAAGTTCGAACGTCGGTGACACACAGACCATCCCGGCCGCTAATATCGTGGCGATCATCAACCACCCGCAAACGGTTGGACAGGGTTCCTTCAAGTTCATGCGCGTGGTCGCAACGCTCACCGATGGTGTAACGCTTTCGGACACGATCTCGATCGCGAAGGTTGCGGCTGGTGCAAACGGCTCACAGGGTCCGGCCGGTCAAGCCGGGGCGAACGCGAAGGCGATCAAGATCACGCCTTCGAGCGGCCAAGTGCTTGTGTCATCACTCGGTGCACTGAGCCCCACAACCGGACAGGATGTGACGTTCGGGGTTGAGAAGCAAAACACCAGCGCCGCGATTACTTGGTATTTGTCCGGAAATCCTAATCCCTACTGGAATGGCGATAGTTGGACGCCCGGGGCGCAAGGTCTCCTGAACGTCATGAACTCGCAAGGCGTTTCCAGCCTGATCATGGAAATCCGGGGCTTCGATGGCGTGAGCCTTGTTGATAAGATCACGATCTCGAAAGTCGCGAAAGGCCGCGATGCATTCCAGTTCAGACAAGATGCGACGCCATCGGGCGCGATCGAAGGCGATAGCTGGTATCGACCGAGCTTCAAGGATTGGTTTCAGTTTTTCGGTGGGCAATGGATCAAGAGCTTGGGCGACGTTGCGTCTCAAGATAAGCTGAGCGCCAACTTCATCAGCGTCGATAGCCTGTCCGCTATCAACGCCAATGTCGGACTACTTCGAACCGCCGCATCAGGATCACGAACCGAGATCGAGGCCAATCAGATAAGAATCTTTGACGCCAGCAACATCATGCGGGTGCGCCTCGGTATCTGGTGATTCGCCTAAATATCGTGATGCATATTGTAAAAGCTTTCACCACGCCTTCGGGCGCAACCGCGCTTGTTCACCGTCTCCACAGTTTCACCGGCTTCGGTGATGCGATCACGGCGGTGGTCAACAGTTATGCCGATGGGTCAACGATGATCCTTTGGCAGGATAGTCACCCGCTCAGCGCCAGTGACCTGTCTAACTGCCCGGCAAGCATCTTTGACGCACTGGTGAGCCCCACGGGTCCGTTCGCGGGCGGTATCCTTCAGGATGACCCTCTCCCGCTCGATGAGGCAAAGGCCAAGGCAACGGCGCGCCTCGAAACTATCCGGGATGCGCGCCTTGCCGGTGGTTGCCCCACGCCCTTCGGCCCGATCGATACCGATATGATCTCGCGCCAAAACATCAGTGGCGCGGTATCGATGGCCAGCATCGCCAAAGCGGCGGCTCAGCCTTTCGAGCTTAGGTGGCGCTTTCAAGATAACACCTACGTCGATCTCGATGCCGATCAGATGATCACCGTTGGCGTCATCGTCGGAACGTATATCTCGAATGTCTACAATACGAGTTTCACGATCAAGGATGCTATCAACGCGGCTCAGACGATCGCGGAACTCGAAGCCATCGACCTTGAGGCCGCATAATGCCAGCCGGTTTGCAAACCTTTGATCAAAACGGCGTCTTGATGATCGATACCTCGCGATATGTGTTCAAGACCACCACTTTCGATATCGGCCAAGTGACGACGCCCGGCTCGATCAATGTCGCGGCGCTTGGAGCTTCGGGCGTTCAAGTTGGCGTGGTGGTCGATAAACAAGGCTTGGCTCCCTCCCGGCGATCACGATCAGCAACAACATCGTGAGTTGGGATCGAGTCGCTGGCGTCGATTTCGTCGCCAGCCTTTCGGTGGTGGTTTACTGATGGCCGAAGCCCTTTTCGAGACATACGCGGCGGATGGTCGATTGCAGGTGAGTGCGAAGATGATGCAGCACTACCTCTCGGCTCAAGGCACGATAACCCTCAACTCAACCAGTTATCAGGATTTCATAAACTTCAGCGAAAACGCGACGGTGTTCGGTTCGACGGTCTATAACTCGACAACCAATATCCCGTTCAACGAAGATCAGTTCATCGCGTTTAGTTCCAACGCGCCGATGTTCGGGAGCAAAGGCTTTCCGCTGAGCCATACCTTCGGGACGATCGTGAAATGGTTCGTATTCTCGCCATTCTCTTCGTTCACGCCCACTTCCGGGACTGCGAAGCTGGCCCTCTATGATGCGAACGGAACGCTCATGTTTGATTCCAGCGCCCGCCCCCTGATGTATCATTCGGTGGTGGACCTTAGCACAATGACCCCCGGCATGGATTCGGTGATCAATCTTCCCGCTGGTCGCGGCCATGCGATATTGCTCAACAAACCAAGTATGCGAATGCTGTTCCCGTTCGGCGGATTTCAGGGTCAATCGTGTAACTGTAACGAGACGGCTTTCCATTTTGATGCCAGCGGTCATCTTCACATCACCGAGAGCAACCGCACCGCATTCTCTGGCGCTTCCCAACTCGATGGCAAAGTCATGATCGTTGACGTAAGCGGCTTCTGAGCCGCGCCGTTCGCTAAATAGAGGCATGAAAGCCAAACTCAGCGCCCTGCTCGAATATGCGGCCGATCGCCTGAGGGAGCGTTCGACAATCGTTGCTTTAACTTCCCTTGCCGCACTGGCGGGCTTCACGGCCTTCCCGGTTGAGCATGTCAGCACGCTCGTGGTGGCAATCAGTGGTCTATTGGTGGTCGCGCTCCGGTCCGACGCGCGTCTCTAAGTGGACATCGGAGTTATCGAGCTATCCGGTATCGTCGCCACGATATCGGCCGCGATTGCCGTTCCGATCGGGGCAATGCGTTGGGGTTCCAACTACATCAAAGATCAAATCAGACAGGCACAAGAAGCTGCAAAGGTTATCACCGATGCGATCTCACATAAGGTGAACAATATTGCGGCCTCGGTGGCGGGTATTCATACCTACAATCTTGCCCACCACGAGCGCACCGTGAAGCTCGAAGGTCAATACGCAAACTTGAAGGAAGGGCTGGATCGAGTTGAGCATTCGATCGAGGTATCACGTCGCGAACAGGCCGAAGGGAATGAGAAGATCGTGATCGCAATCCGGGAATGGGGCAAGCGCACCTGATTGACCCCGATCACCGGTGAGCTAGGCTCGGGTCATGACCACGGACGATCTCACCAGCCTCACCGATGAGGAGCTTCTCAAGCGCTTCCACGAGTGTGAGGGTTACGCGGGCGAACCCGAAGCGGACGCTCTGGCGGCTGAGGTTCAGCGTCGCGAGCTTGATTTCTAGTTGAGTCCCGGCCCGGTCCGGGCGATGACAGGTGAGACAGGAAGGTGCATCGCGGCCCTTGTGGAAGGGGCCGGTCCTTGGAGGGAGCGGCCTTCCTGTCTCTCTCACGACCTTTGGACGGGCCTGAGCCCTTTCTGTTCTAGTGGGGGCGATTCTCCGCGCAACCCACCCTCCCCTGTGGATAAGTCGGAGAACCGAACGGCTTGATCCGCGTTCCCTCTCTGTTCTACTCATCAGATAGGGAGATTCGAAGTGTCCGCCGACCAAATCACCACTATTCTCGCATCTTGCCCCGGGTGGGCCTTGGTGGGTCTCACGGCCCCGTCTGAGCGCATTCGGGAGGATGCCCTATCCGAGATAGCCGATCGAATACTTGCGGGGCTCAGCCGACCGCAATCCGAGCACATCGAGGGTCAACTCCGCTCCCCTTGGCATAGACAGTGGTCCAAGCGCCAAAGGGACTGGGGGATGTTGCTCGTCATGGGGGCGCGATCAAGGCAACGTGCCGGAACCCCCATTGCGCGCGGGTCGCGCTGTTCAGCCCTACCGAGCTTCTTACCTACTTTCGAAAGAAGGGGTTCGACACGGGTTGGCCATCGTTCGCCAAGCATCTGGTATGCCGCCGCCCGGACGGATGCGGTGAGCGGCAACCGTTCGTGGCGTGGCAGGACGGACCCTCCCCCGGAAGGTGACCCCGTTCCGCCACGCCCGCGCTTTACCTTACCCGCTCGCCAGCGCCGCGCGTTCCGGAGCCGATCGATCTTGAGGCGTATCGTCGCGTCGCGGGCGTAGGGAACCCGACTCGACCTGAATGAATCTCCCGTGATGGCCACGCGCGTCATCACCTTCCCGAGCGTGAGGACATGCGGATATACTCGCGACCGTGATTGCGGGTGTGGCGGGCGGTCCAAGGCGCGATGGCGCAAACTGATCGGCCCGATCGAACGGCTCCCGACGTGGAAGCACGTACACATAACTGCGTGTCTCTCCGTCCGGGACCGACTCCGAGCGCCGGACGATCGATGCAAGCCGTTGCGTTGTTCGCGCCGAACACCTACGTTGATTGACCGGCTAACCGGTGACGGCTCGGCAATCTCGGCAAGAACCTCCCGATGCTGTTCAGCACCAGCGGGCTGAGTTTCAGCTTGTCGATCGTCTCCCCGCCCGGGAACCGAGAAGATGATCCTCCCCGCCCGGGTTCGTTTCGCTAAGGTCAAACGCCTTCATGAGCTTGCCATCCCGGAAGTGTAGAGCTTGAGCGCCGATCAGTGACACAGAAAGTGCATCGGTGAAAACTCAACCGATCGATCGACTGTCGGAGCGCCGCCGCAGCTTGGCGCGCATGTCATAGAGCGGCTGTCCTCAAGCCCGGTCATCTGATTGCGATGCTTCCGGACCACGGCGCGCCGGTCATCGGTGACGCTTCGCTTGCTGATCGTGGCGAGCTTCTCAAGCTCGATCACCTCTCCCTCAGCGCTCAAGGCTCTTCGCATCCCGTTCCGCGCCGCCATCAGTGCATCTTGATGATCGGGGTGGTTGTGCTCGCCCACTTTTCGAGCCTCTGAACGCGGCGCTTGAGATCGTCGCGTTCCGCCATCTGGCGCTCAGCTTGAGCGACGCCATTCCGGCACGGTTAGCTCTTCGTCCGAACGGTGATGTCGCCTACCCAATCGAGGATGGCCTCAATGGTGCGCGCTATGGATATTTGCGATCGTTTTGCGCACGATCGCCCGCGCGCATTGCGGAGCAACGCAAGTGCGAGCTATCCGGCCCGCATAAGGGTTGAACTCGGGACGATATTCAATTCTTTCGGCGCACTGGCAGCGGGCAATCCCGACAAGGAGGTTCGGAACCTTGTCACGGCGTCCGACGCTGGCACCACACCAGCGTTGCGCGATCATGGCTTGCGCGAGGTAGAAGGTTTCTTCGCTGACGACCGTCTCGCCCTCGGGCGTGGCGAAGTAACCCTTGATCGGCTCCCCGGCCGGGACGCGCTTTCCGTCCACGCGACGGTATAGCTGTAGCTCCCCGATCGTGCGGCGATCGGACAACAGCAACAGCACCGTTGAGGTGACCAGCCGTCACCGTGCTTGAAGGGGCGGCACACCTCCCGGTTCAGGATTTCCGCGATCGGACTCTTGCCTTCCCGGCAAGACAGAGCGCGAAGATGCGGCGCACCACATCGGCCCGTTCGTTGAAGTGCCAATCACCGACAAGAGGCTCCCGCCACGAATCGGGCACAAGATCGAACCAGCCCGGACCTTGCGGGTGAGCTTCTTGCGCGAACCACGCGTTCAATCTCAGCCGCTTCTCACCCCAAGCTTCTTGCAGACGGTCGCCTTGTCGGCCGATTCGCGATGGCCTTTCGTCATGGCGGCTTGAAGGGTTTGAGGAGCGCCGGGTTTTTGGCGCAGCGACGGCCAGATCGTAGTATCATATCGTCCATGAGGGTCGCAACGGTGAGCCCCGCGTGATGATCTCGCGGAAGAGCCCCATCGCATCCCACTCGTTTCGCGGGACAGACGGTCCACATTCTCGACAATCAACCACGAGTTGGACGCGATCTCGCCTGTCGGACGTTGGCGAGAAATCCGCCAGTGCGCCCCTCTTCCGGTGCTTGCCCTTGAAGGCCGAGACCCCAGGGACGGTAGGAGGTATCGAGGGTGAGGCCATGCTCAGCGGCGAAGCGCTCAGCCTTGGCAAGTGGCGACGCAAACTGTCGCCTTCATCTGCCCCGGTGGCTGAACCTGATGAAGGAGTAAGCGGTGATCGTCATAGCCCGTCCTTCCGTGTGCGGGGCCTCCCCGCATTATTCACGGGAGAACTAACATTCGTTCTTGACGTTCTGTCCGCCAGGGCCGGAGGCGGCGAGGAA